GAATCAGCTAGACAACATCAGTGTCACATCTGGTAGCCTTACCAAGTCATTCACGAATGGTGAGACAGCAAGCATTACTCTAAGTTCTGCACTCTCTACTGCCCCTGTTGTTGGTGTTACTAAGGAAGTAGCACAGACAGGTATTTCCTCTAAGGGTGCTTGGGATGTAAATGCTACAGCGTCTAACTATGAACTGCATAACACTGCGTATAGCACTACGTTGACGCCTAGCACTGTAGGATATGGCTTTAGCAGTGCTATAGATGATAGCAATCAGTTAAGTTATGGTGGCACCGATAACTATATGCAGAAACTGTATATTAGCCCTGATGGTCTAAATGTTATTCTTTCTGGAAATAGCCCACAAACACTATACTACTGGCAACTAAGTACAGCTTGGGATTTATCTACAGCGAGTTATTATTCATCATTTGATCCAACTGGAACTATTGGTGCTAATGATATTTCTATGCTCAGTTTTAAGTCTGACGGTACAAAAATGTACGTTGGTTCTTATGGCAACGATTACATATATGCGTTTAATTTATCAACAGCATGGTACATAAACACTGCAACATCTGCCAGCGAAAGTTTTTATATTGGTGGTGATGTAACGGTTGGTCAGGGTTTTTCTTTTAGCTCCGATGGGACAAAATTTTATGTGGGTGATTTAGGAAACGGTGATATTACAGAATATTCAATGTCAACGGCTTGGGATATTAGCTCTGCGTCTTCTCCTGTTTCATATACGCCAACAAACTTCCCTAGTGGTAAATCTCTTAGATTTGTGCTGTTTAATTCTGATGGCACAAAAATGTATATTAACAATGCACATAATAGTTATTTAACTGTTGCGGAATATAGTTTGAGTACTGCATGGGATATTTCTACTGCCTCACCAACTGGAAACAACTTTGATTATTCAAGCGATGTTGGCGATAATGTTCCCGCATTCTGGTTAAAGCCAGATGGAACTAAAATATTCTTTATGAACAACACAACATCACCATCTAAGTTGATGCGGTTTAGTATTTCCTCAGATGCCCTAGTCCTTGGCACAGGCTCTTTTGCTTCCACAGACGTAGGCAAACGCATTCAAGGTAATGGCGGTGATGTAATTCTTACAAGCACTGCGGGTGCGTATGACACTACAGGTGGATCAGACTTTACTGACACTAGCACTATTGCGTCAGGCTCTTGGACTATGCATGGGCTAAAGTCTGCGGGTGCTAGTGATGGGCTTACTTTGCCTAGTATAGTTAATAGTTACAATAATATAAGTGACTGGTCTTATGATAGTGTTGTTAAAGACTTATCTTCTGATATTAATCTTGCTCCAGATTTATACTGGAAACCTGATGGTACAAGACTTTATTTAAGCGATTATCATAACGACAAAATAAAACAGTTTAACCTATCTACCGCTTGGGATATATCAACTGCAGCTTACACAGCACAAGCATCTTGGAGTACAGCTAGTTACGGCAATCAGACAGCTGGTGTCTTCTTCAAACCTGACGGCTTAAAAATGTATGTAACTAATATGGGTTACGATTATATTTTACAGTTTAACTTAACTACTGCTTGGGAAGCAAACACAGCAGCTTATTACACATCTAAAGATGCAACAGCTACTGCTTATGGAAGTGTAAATAATCCACATAATATATACTTTAAGCCTGACGGTACACGTTTTTATATGACATCGCAAACAGGAGATGATGTTACTCAAGTTGATTTAGCAACTGCATGGGACTTATTTTCTACACCATCTAATGCACAGTCATTTTCCACAGTAGGTCAGTTTTCAGCACCACAAGGTCTTGCATTTAATAGTGATGGTACAAAAATGTATCTTAGTGGCAATAATAGTATGTGGCAGTATAGCTTATCTACTGCATGGGATGTTACTACAGCTTCCTATGACAGTGAAACATTAGACATTGGTAATCTTATAACGCCAGTAAACGATGTGCGTGGAATTGCTTTTAAGGATGATGGACTAAAAATATATGTTCTTGATAATACATCTTCTAGTATGTATCAGTTTACTACTGGCTCAAACACAATGTCTACAGGACAATACCACATAGCAGCCACTAACTCAGGTGGACAAATAGACACTGCATTCTGGACTGACATCAACAGCATGACAGCCGATCAGTCGCTTGGTGATGGTACAGTACACTATGCAGTATCCACAGATGATCGCACTACTTGGTCAGTCGCAAAGGCAAGCGATGGCGTTCGTCCTATTGTGAGAAATAATGCGGGTACTTGGCAGTATAATAGTGATGCGGGTAGTATTGCAGGGTGGGGTGTATCTAATGCAACCTATGATAGCAAAAGTTTCTCTGTAGCTTCTCAAGAAACAGAACCACAGGGTATATTTATTGATAGCTCTGGTACTAGGTTCTATGTGTCAGGGCCAGCTAATGATTCTATTTATCAATACTCTTTATCAACAGCGTGGGATATTAGCACTGCTTCTCATGTTAGAACTAAATCTTTATCCGCAGACGATACTGCTATAAGGGGTGTTTGGTTTAAATCTGACGGTACAAAAATGTATGTTGCGGCTGCAGGAGGTGACGACTTTATATATGAATATCACCTTACAACAGCTTGGGATATAAGTACAGCGGGTAGCATTCAAGCAAGTATAGATGTTACTACACCCACGACCGAACAGTATGTTGCAGGTCTGTATATAAAAAGTGACGGTACTCAGATTTGGGCCACAGGACGTGGAACAGATAAAATATACGGATGGACGTTGACTACCGCTTGGGACATCAGTACAGCAACTTCTTTGCAGGAATTATCTGTAAGTAGCCAAGCTACTTCACCTAACGATATTCACTTTAAATCAGACGGAACCGAACTTTATGTAGTTAGCTATGCGGGTACTTATAGCACCCATGTTTTGACTTATACTTTATCTACAGCGTGGGACATTACTAGTGCTACATTCAGTTCTTCCCTTGACGTTTCAAGCCAATCATCAAGTCCACAGGGTCTGTTTATAAAATATGATGGCACAAAAACATATGTTGTCGGTGGTGCTACAGATACCATTTATCAATACGATTCTTCTACAGTAGCTTTTGGCACCAGCACCACATGGACTAACGCCACAACTAACGATGAGTTCTATGCACTACAGCAAGCACTAGGTGCTACACCTATTAATCGCATGGACAAGACACAGCTAGACGCAGTAGCAGATGGCTCTCACTTCACGTTAGGCGATACGTTGGACTTGGCTATTGCACTCAAGCAAGACACTGCATCAGCATCACTGCCTACGTCTGACGGTGTAAGCATTAACTATGATGCACAAGCACTCAACCAAGGTGCTGTACTAGGGACAGACTACGACTATGACTTCCCTAATAGCACAACGGTTCGTGTCACTTCTAATGCAGCACAAAACTTAAAGATTAGGGTAGTATAATTATGAGCAAAGCAAGATTACTAGCCGACCTATTACGGGACGAAAAAATATCCCTAGCCGAAGTCTCTGGGGAAGCATCATCATCAGACTTCAATGTTAACCAATCCGATTACAACACTTCTGACGTAAGCCTGAACCAAAAGGTAACGGCTCTTGAAGACGAAAACTTATTGAATTTAGGGGTCTAAACCAATGCCTACAACCAACACAAATTTTAGTACGCTTATCACAGCGATTGATACCAAAGCGCAGTCTTTAGCTGCATCAACAACCGATCCTAAAGACCTAGTCTTTTTGGGTAAAACCGTAGAGGCACTAAACGTAGCCGATACTGTTTCTGCGATTATTACCGAAGGTGATACTCAGGTCACTGCAGTTAATACAGCGGGTACAACGCAAGTGGCTGCAGTCCAATCCGAAGGTGCTACACAAGTAGCCGCCGTTGCTGCACAAGGCACTAACTATGCAGAAAAATCACAGAACCTTGCTGACCTAGCAGATACAGCTACCGCACTAACTAACTTGGGTGCAGCCGACAACAACCTATCCAACCTTGGTAATGCTGCTACGGCCCGTTCTAACCTCGGTATTACGGCGATTACATCTACAACACCTAGTGACGGTCAGGTTCTTACATATGATGCAGTTACGTCTGCATATGTGAACAGGGATGCCTCTGGTGGTGGAACTATTGATCTAGGTCATGCCATTGATTCATATTCTCTTGCGGATGTACAGACATGGGCGCAAGCTAATGTTGTATCTGATATATATATAAAAAATGATGGAGTTCATTCTATACAGACATCTAAAGAGCAATTTGGTCTGTATGGTATGTTTGTCTCAAATAACCAAAACTCTATTAGAGCACTAGGTGTTCCTTTTCAGGTGAACCAATCTACAGGTGCAATAACAGTAGGGGCTCCTAATTCTCAAAGTAATAGTTCTGGAACATCAATCTCTACAACAATCGCAGGTGATGCAGGTATTGGTGTTGGTGCAATAATGGGGCGACAGTATTATGCAGGAAGTTACGTTATCCAATATTGGGCGTTGCGATTTGATACCGATAACACTGTCAATATAGCTAGGGGTCATGGCACTGATTATGCCACCAATAGTTTTGCCCATCCTCAAGCAGGGTTTGTTGGTGTGATTGGGAACCCTGTTAGAGGGGATGACTTTTCACAGCAAACAGGGATTTTTGGTTTTCATGGATACGGCGGGTCCCAAGGTACTATTGCCGCAGATGTAATCATAGACATTAATGTTGGTTCTAGTGCAGGGGCAAATCCAAGTATTAGTAACTCAGGTCAGGGGTTAAACTGGTCTACTTCTGATTCTAACACTTCAACGTCAGGTTCCTTTGTTGCTGATTACCTATATACGGATACTTTTGATCGTATAATATTTGCTGCAGGTCGTAATGAAGGTTTGGATTCCTACAAGATTATCTCTAGTAGCAATAATTCAACCGCAACCAGAAGTTCTGGCCCAGTAAAAATGCCTGGTGAAAGCCACTATGATAGAAATAACTCTCATGCTCTCGCATTTACTAATGGCTATCATGCACTGTACTGTATGAAATCAGGTCAATACCACCTCTACAATACTTCCTACACTAAAGTAGGGGAAGGCCAACTAAATCTCTTAGATACGGGTAGTGGTACGCAGGGGGGTCGTTATGGCACCCGTCGAATTGGAGACAACTTATTCTGGGTTACTGGTAGATACCAAGGATTTTCTCAGATTGTTAATATTACGGTTAATACTACCACCAACAAACTTGAAGCCAATGTACTAGGAACCATCAATGGTTCTATGGACAGTTCGCAATATACGGCTGCGTATCTGACAGGTACTAATAACGAATACCTAGTTCTGGATAGTGGTATGTTCAATGTAGGTATCTACGACATTGGCACACACCTAGATTTAAGCGCATACTAAAAGGATTTAACAAATGGCATTCACAGATATGGATGATGTACGCACTCAACGTAATGCTGCTTTAGCGGCATCCGATTGGGCAGTTTTACCAGACTCAACTTTTGCTGAAGGGGAGATGACGGTTATTAAAGCGTATCGGGAAGAGCTACGGAATTTCCCTGCAGTTGTAGATCAAGATGATCTAGCAAATGCGGTACTTCCGACTTGCCCTGTAGCAATATAATTGCTTGCAAGCTAACCCCATAAGTGCTATACTCTAAATCACAATTTCTCAACGAATTTAGGCACTTATGACAGAAGAAACCACTGAGTTTCGGTCATTCGTCCTCACCCACCAAAACGTACTAAAGTACTGGCCTACACTAGAGCCGCATATCCAAAAAGCATTGGATTATGGTGAGGGCGAATACTCGACCTTCGACATTTTCAGAAAAGCAATCGACAACCTAATGCAGATATGGGTGACGGTTGATAAAGACGATAAACTAGGCTGCGTAACAGTTACACAAGTCTCAGTATATCCAGATTACAAAGCACTTCAGATACTTTGTTTAACAGCGGTCAATCAGACCGTAACCAATATGAGAGATCAGTTCCACTGCCTTGAAGACTTTGCCAAACAGAACGGCTGTAGTTCGCTAAGAGTTTGGGGGCGCAAGGGATGGGAACGCAAACTACGCTCTCTAAAAAGTAGGCAGGGTAATGAGTTTAAAACCCAGTACTACGTCTATTCTCAGGAGATATAAATGACACTCTATAACCCATTTATGCCATACCGTTTCCTTAATCCACGGGCTAGTGGGTTGATTGTGTTCAAGGGTGGTGATGGCGCATCTGCAGAACAAGTCGATGCCAGTGTTCAGGCAGGTACAACTGCAGTAAACGAAAATACGAATGCTAGAGCGGCAGAAGCTGCAGTAGTTGGCGAAGAGATCAAATCCAACCAAGGCACTATGCTGAACAATCAGGATGATCTGAAAACTGGTCAGGCTGATATTCGTGCAGATATTGCTGCTATCCCACAGACCACAGTGGTTTCGCAGACAGTCGATACATCTGGTATTGAGAACCGTATTGGTAGCCTAGAGGGTACAACAGACCGTGGTTTTGCTGATGTAGGTGGTCGCTTAGATACCGTAGATAATACGCTTACGGGTGTGCAGGGATCTGTCGATCAGGGCTTTGCCAATATGAACAACAGCTTTAATGATATCACTGAGGGACAACAGAACCTTCAAGGTAACATTGCAGATCTTTCTACAACAGCTACCACAGGGTTTGATAACTTAGGTACTGCAGTAAATACGGGCTTTGCCGATACTCAGAACGCTATCAACACCGGGTTCACTGCTCAGGGCGAAGCTCTAGATACAGCATCCTCTAATATCCTAGGTGGACAAGCTAACCTACAAAGCTTCCTAGACGATATGAGTTCTCGCCAAGACACCTACTATGGCGGTCTATCTGAGGGACAGGCTAACATTATGGATAACGTGGGCGGTCTACAGACAACCTTTAATGATTTCCGTAACACCTATGATGATAATACTACTCTAGCAAATCAGTCCCGGGCTGAGCTACAGGATATGGTTACTGGTGGGTTTGGTATTGTACGCGAAGACATGGCTAATGCTAACGATGTAGCCTCTCGAGATCGTGCTAATATCGAAGCTGCAGTAACTAACAACGCACAAGCCACTCAGGACGTTGCTCAACAGCAAGCCGGAATGACTAAAGATTTCGGTCAAACTCTAGAGAATATCTCGGCGGGTATTGAGCCACGTACACCTGATGAGCAGAATGCGCAGCAAGATGTTATGCAGCGCCTAGACGTTATTCGTCAGGTTCTAGCCACACAGGGCAATAACTTGGATGCAAGCATCCGAGATCAATATGGTAAGCTAGCAAACTCATTCGATCAAAATGGTCGCCTTATTCGTCAGTCGGTTGATGATTCAGGTAACATTACAAACCGGGCTATCGATCAGCAAAACAATCTATTGCTAGCTACATTTAATAATACTGGTCAGATCTTAGACCAGAGCGCGATCAATATGAACCAACTATTCGGTGCTATGGATCGTCTAGGGTACACAGGCGGGGGAACAGCAACCGGGGATCTATCTCCCCAAATTCTAGCTAATCGCCCAGCCGCTGTACGTTCAGGACTTATGGGGCAGGGTGATCCTTACTTTCGGACAATAGGATAATGCACCCCACACAAACTTCTAAAGAAGGTATCGAACTAATCAAAAAGTTCGAAGGCCTACATAAAGTACAGGAAGACGGTATGGTTTCGGCCTACCGTTGTCCGGCTGGAAAATGGACAATTGGATATGGCTCAGTACGCGGTGTTCGCTCAGGAATGAAGATCACCAAGGACGAAGCGGAAGCTCTACTGGTCAAAGACATCCAAGATCATAACAAAGCCATTTACCGCAACGTGAACGTCCCGCTTACACAGGGACAGTTCGATGCTCTGAGCTCATGGGTATTCAACTTGGGCGAAGCTAACTTTAAGAGTAGCACGGCTCTCAAGTTGCTAAATCAGGGACGATACGACGAAATACCTGAGCAGCTAATGCGATGGAACAAAGCTCGAGTAAACGGAAAGCTACAAGTACTTAACGGACTTACTCGTAGACGCGCTGCAGAGGCTGCAATCTTTAGCCGAGATGCTAAACTACCTAGCGATCCCGGTGGCCCAGAGATGCCTCAGAAACCACAGGCAGCGGCAACCAAACCTCTAGCACAGTCTAAGACAATGGCAGGTGCAGGTATTGCTGGCGCAGCTACTGCTCTCGGAGAGATCACACCACAGATCGAAGCTCTAGTTCCTTACTCAGAGAGCATGAAAACAATCTTCTTACTATGTGCAATCGGCGGGATCGCTCTGGCAGCATACGCTCGATTTAAGGACCACAAGGAAGGTATCCACTAATGTTTATGATATTCGGCAGAATTAAAGATATGATCATTGCGACCTTAGCTTTAGCTCTGCCGATTATTTATATCATGGGTCGCGTTAAGGGTAAGGCGGCTGAGCGGAATAGAGTCCTAAGAGA